TTCTTTCAAATCTAATATCTTTTTAAATCTTTTTTCATTATAATAATTATAACGTGAATCCCTATTATAACTTAAATAAAAATCATCAATATTTTCATTACAACCATCATAATCATCTACAAAATCATCTTCTATTGCTATCAAATCACAATATTTATGATAAACTTTATAAGGTTTATTAATTTCTAAGGTATTAACATTGGCTGGATGCACCCAAATGTATTTTAGTTAATTATTATGTACTAAGTTACGAAACCTGTGATTATGCAAAAAAGAAAAAGGAATTAATTCCTTAATTCCTATTTTCTGCATCATTTTGTGTTTTCCACGCTTTATATTCTACTTATTAAATCTACCATTGTAAAATATCGTATGTTACAGCAAAACCAATACTCCAACCAAATCTTGGATCATTTCCATTTGCTGCGGTATTTAAACCGAATCCAGCATAAGGACCAACACCCCATTTTTTTGGTTTCTTTAATGGTACAATTTGTTTATCAATAAAATATCCACCAGTTAAATCAGTCAATGCAACTTTTGGTGATTGGGATAATGCAAATACTTGATATTTATTATCAAATTCTTTAAAACCATATGTTACCCTAATTGAAACTTTATTTGTATCTATAACTGTTGAATCAGGTTTTATATACCATGTTCTATTTTCATTATCAGGATAAACATAAAATTTACTCATACCACTTAATTCTTGGTCTAAACCTAAATCATTATATTTAGTATTAAATCTTAAACCATAATAATTTGCATCTAACATTGTTAATTTATTTGATGCTGTCACATTACCAAGATCAGCTTCAACTTGTGTTTTAATTGCAGCTAAAACATCACCTTTGACTTTCTTTAATTGATTTGCTAAATCTTTATTATATTGTTCTAAATCAGATAATTTTTGAACAACATAATTATCTTTAGAAAATTCCCAAGCTTTTAGTTTTTTATTGAATTCAACCACGATACTATCTGTAATAGCATGTACATTTTGTTCATTTTGTGCTTGTTGAGCTTCCCAATTTGCCCGTTCACGTTCTAGCGTAGAACAAGTTTGAAACAAAAACAAGGTTAAAAATATTATCGCAACAAAGAATATGAATGGATAATATTTTTTAATAAATTCTATAATTTTAAGCATATTCACTAGTTTTTTGATATTATAGGAAAATATGCAAAATAAGTTTATTAAATTTTTCGGACTTTGTGATATGTAAAAAATAAAAAGAATTTTCATTAATTTATTTAACTATTTCATATTTATTTTAAAAATGGTTTTGTTTTTGTTAATGATTGTGAATAATAATCACCATTTAAATATCCATAATGAAATGTTCCACCTGCAAAATCGCCATAAAAATATCCACCATAAAATTGACCATCATACCAATTTGATGATATTTCTAATGTTCCTTCTAAAATACAATCACCTGAACCTGCACTTCCAGATGATACACATTGATTTGATGAAAATAAACCATCATTCCAATATCCATTATACCAATTACTTTTATACATTTGTCCTTCAGTATATATGCCATTCCACCAATTTACATTTATAGAATAACAACTAGTAAAAGTTCCATAATGAATTTGTGAACCATTAAAAATACTTTTATTAAAATTTCCATTGAATATTTCCAAATTTGTTGTTCCAGAAATATTTAAGTATATTCCATTATATATATTACCACCATAAAAACTACTATCTTTATAATTTCCACTATAAAAATTACCATCATTAATTATTAAGTTACTACCATCATTGCTAAAGAAATTACCATTATTTATTATCAAATTGATAAAGACACAATTTTTAAATTCTGCATCACCATTTAAAGTACAACCACTTATAGTTACATTATAATAAGTACCACCACTTATTATGCTATTGGTTATAATTCCATTATTGTAATTTCCATTATATAAACAACAATAATTAAATACATCATCATTAAAAACACCTTCAATAATATTACATCCAAAAAAATTCACATTACGAGCTAAACCATTATACCAAGTTATGCCACTGAAAGTGCCACCATTTGCTATACCATCATACCAAATACCTGGATTATTAAATGTTCCAGCATTAAATGTACCATTATACCATTCACCTGTAAAATTACCATTATCCCAAATTCCACCATTCCATGTTGTTATATAATCGGTATTACCATTTGAATTATTCCATTGCCCAGTATTCCAAATATTATTTTCATTTATAACACAATTTTCAAATTTTCCGCCATTTATAATGTAACCAGAAACTGTACATCCACTAAAATATCCATCATTTATATAATTAGAAAAACCAGATACACCAATTAATGTACAATTAAATAATCTAACCATTTCGAAATTACAATTAACTAATGTACAAGAATATGCACCATTATAATAAGTTTTATCATCAGATAATATAGTTGATGTTTGAGATGTATTTACATTTTTTGAATTATAGTCACCTGTTGTTAATATGGTTTTTATTCCCGAATATTTATCTTTGAAAGTTATACCATAAACATTACAATATTTAAGAATACCTTGTGTTAATTTCATTAATTTGATTAATATTTTTATTATATATAAAAAAAACAATTATATAATTATGATTAATAATGCAAAATTTATATCTAATAAAAAAAATATTTTATTTCATTTTGCAGATTCAAGAAAAACATCTGAATCTATATGAATAAATGATTCTGTCATAGTTGATATGATATCTAATTTATATGCACTCCACCATTTGATGGAATTTTTATTTTCAATTATTATAATTTTATCATATGGTATATATTTGATAAATGTATCATAATTTATAATATTTTTTTAATGTCAAAAAACTTAATAAAAATGTATAAAAATTCTGCATATATTTATATAGTAATTTATATTAGTACCAAGATTTCCAGATAAAAATTATGCTTTTGAAACCAACATTTAATATATATATAATTAAAATTAAAATTGATAGTACTATGGATTTAGAAGAAAGAAAAAATTTATTAAAAACAGCATTAACAATGTCATTTGTTGATAATCATAAAGACTATAAAAGTACTATATTGTTATTGAACAAAGATTTAAAAAAAATGAAAATAGATTTCAAATATACTTATGATCAATTTTGTATCGAATTATTAAATCAATCTCTTAATGCAGTTGAAAATGTCGATATATTTGATGCTGATAGTTATGAACAATTTTTTGAAAACTTTTGGAAATTCAATTTCTATAATTTACAATGTATTATTAATAAAAAATTAGATGAACTTGGGATTAATCGTGATGTTTTTTATAAAAAATCGACTTCATTTAATCCGAAAAAACAGAAAAAAAATGTTTGAGCCAAAAATAAAAAATTTTACTAAATTTTTAAGATTATTTTGTAAAAAAAGTGTTATTGGTATAACGCTTTGTCCATTTGGTATTTATGTTGATAATCAAAAATCAATTTCACTTATAAATCATGAAAAAATTCATTGGAATCAACAATTAGAAATGTTAATAATACCATTTTATATTTGGTATTTTATCGAATGGGTTATCAAAATGTTTTTTTATAAAAATTCATATATAAATATATCTTTTGAAAAAGAAGCATATTTAAATGATAGAAATTATATTTATTTAAAAAGTAGAAAACATTATGCTTGGTTAAAATTAATATTTAAAAAATGATATATAATTTTAGAAAAAAACTACAACAAGATAAAATTGATGAATTTCCATCCGAACTCATATCTGAAGGATTAATTCTTAGTTGGGAATATGATAAACTAATTAAACAAATTAATAAAATATCAAGTACTATAATTTGTAAATTAGATTCATTTTCATTAAAAATAATAATAAATAGATCGGAAATTACAGATATATTTATAAATAAATTAAATCAACTTCTGCTATTATCTGGATATCAAATTTCCACATATACTATAGATAAAAATGTACGTGGTAAAGGAAACCCAAATAAATATGTTTTATATAATAAATATAATAATATTGAATTTGAATTAAATAAAAGATTTGATACAACATTAATTGGAATCCCTACAATATTATATCATGTTACAGAAAAAGAAAATCTTAATAAGATAAATAAAAATGGAATATACCCAAAATCAAAAAACAAAATAGAATATCACCCAGATCGGGTTTATTTGTTTGATAATATTGAAGGTGCAACTTTTTATAAAGATGATATTATAAATAGATTCAATTTGAATAATGAAGATTTAATTATTTTAAAAATTGATACTAGATTGATAAATAATATGACATTACACAAAGATCCAAAATTTGGTGATACTGATTTTGGTGCATTATATACATATGATCATATTTCACCATTTGATATAATTGAAATTATTTAAAAAAATAAAATAAACTTTTTTAATTAATCATAATATAAATTTCATAAATGTTACAAGGCTTTACAGGTTTTGTAATATTTTTCAGGCTTAATAGGCTTACACAAAAAAAAATTAAAGGCAATGAAAGAATTTGAAAATGTTGACATTTTTGATGTTGACGAAGGTAATGAAACCTTGAGTTATTTAGACAAAAAAACTGGTGCGTTAGATGGTATTTATCGTCCAAAGATAACTGATAAGAAAAAAGGTTATACAGCAACAATTAGATTCCTACCTAATCCATCGAAAGATGGTAAAGTTTTACAGGCAGCTATCGAAAAACATCAACACTATGTTGATTTTAAAAATCATCCAGAACTATCGGGTTACTATGATTGTATGAAAAATTTCACAGACAAATGTGATTTCTGCACAATGTATTGGAAATTGAAAAATTCAAAAAATGCATCAGATGTAGAAAAAGCAGAATTGATTAGTAGAAATACTAAGTATTATTCATACATTTTGGTAATCGAAGATGAACAAAACCGTGATCTTGAAGGTAAAATTATGATTTATCCATATGGTTATAAAATCAAGGAAAAAATCAAAGACCAAAAAGATGGAATTTCGGGACCTACTTGTAATGTGTTTGATTTGGCTAACGGAAAAGATTTTCTTTTAGTGATGAAACAATTAGGAGAATTTCCGAATTACGATTCTTCTACTTTCTTAGAAGTATCACCAATCAAAATTCAAGGTCATAAAGTACCTGTAACATTAGATGAAAAAACTGGGAAAAACAAAATTACTAATCCAAAAGTTCAAGAAAAAGTCAGACAATTCTTAACTGATCGTACTGTTGAATTGGAAGATCATCAAGCAAAGCAATGGACAGCAGAAGAAGCTTATAAAGTTTCTCAAATACTTGAAATTCTTAGTGGAAATGAAATAAATTTTACAGAAAAACAAGCTACGAAAGCAAGTTTCGATGATGTTTCAACAATTGAAAATGATAGTAATACATTTGGTGATGATGATGATGCATCTAATTTTTTCGAAATCGAAGGTAATTAATTACTTGTTTAAAAAAAGAAAAGCCACTTGAAAAAGTGGCTTTTTTTTGATTATTTATAATTTATATATACTAAATCAAATATGTTATATAGTTTGCCTCAAAAATAAAAAATGAGAATGATAAACTGTGAAAATATTCAAATAAATATAAATTCATACAATAAAAAATATTATGATAAATTAGGATATAATACAGATAATGATGTTATAAATGTAAAAATTTCTGATATACCTAAAAAATCACACATAAAAATACCAGTAATTTGTGATTATTGTAATAATGAAAAAATAGTAACAATGAAATATTACACGGAAAAAACAGGAAATAATACAAAATTTGCATGTTGTAGTAAATGTGGAAGATTAAAATTAAAAGAAAATAATTTATTGAAATATGGTGTTGAATCAGCATTTGAACGATCTGATGTTAAAGAAAAAATAAAAAATACAAATTTAAATAAATATGGTGTAGAACACGTTTCACAAATACAAGATGTTAAAGATGCGAAAAAAATTAAATATGATTTAAATAAAGATGAAATATCATTAAAAATTAAAAACACATGGAATAATAAAAATACAGAAGAAATACAGAAAATAAATGATATCCGTGAAAAAACAACATTAGAAAAATATAATTTCAAAAATATTTCTCAAGATATTAAAGTTAAAGAAAAAAAGAAACAAACTTTTGATATAAAATATAGTGGATTTACTTATTGTTCAAAAGAACTTTCAGATAAAGTCAATATTACATTACTAGAAAAATATGGTACAACTAACATTGCATCATTATTGGAAATACAAACAAAAATTAAATATACAAATTTAATAAAATATGGATTCGAAAGACCAACACAAAATACAAAAATAAAAAATAAAATAAAAAACACATTTAAAGAAAGATATGATGTTGATAATATTATGTTTTTAGAAGATTTTAGAAAATATAATTACATAATAGCAAAAGATTCCAATTATATTCAATATGTTGGTGGAAAAATATCTCAATTTAAATGTGACTGTGGAAAAGATCATATTTATGAAATTGATACAGATAATTATTTCAGTAGAAAAAATAGAAATTGTAAAATTTGTACAGTGTGTTATCCTATTGATTCAAATGTGTCAATTAAAGAAAAAGAATTAACAAAATTTATTCAAAATATATATACTGGAACAATTATTGAAAATTATAGAGATCATTATGAAATAGATGTATTTTTACCTGACATCAAAATCGGATTTGAATTTAATGGGTTGTATTGGCATAGTGATAAATATATTGAAAAAGATAAACATTTAAAAAAATTAAATTATTTTAAAGAAAAAGGTATTAGAATAATTTATATATGGGAAGATGATTGGGATTTCAGGTCAGATATATTAAAAAGTCAAATAAAAAATTGGCTTAATTTAACAGAAAATAAAATATTTGCTAGAAAATGTCAAATTAAAGAAATTAATGATATAAATATAATTAGGCAATTTCTAAATAATAATCATATTCAAGGATTTATACATTCCGTTAAAAAAATAGGATTATTTTATGATAACGAATTGGTTTCGCTAATGACCTTTGATAAAATGGAAGGTAGAAAAAAATTACAACAAAACGAATGGAATTTAAGTAGATTTTGTAATAAATTAGATACTAATGTTATTGGTGCTGCATCCAAATTACTTTCATATTTTATAAAAAATTATGAATCTAATCGAATTATTTCATATTCAGATAAAGCATGGAGCGATGGTAAATTGTATTATATGTTAGGATTCAATTTACTTTATGAATCTAAAATAAATTACAAATATATTGTAAACAATAAAAGAATAAATAAACAACATTTTACTAAAAAGAAATTAAAAACAGAAGAATCAGAAAAAAACACAATGACAAAATTAAATATTCCAAGAATATATGATTGTGGTCAATTAAAATTTGAAATGATAATTAAAAAAGCCACTTGAAAAAGTGGCTTTTTTAAAATTGTAATTTTTATGATATATTCCAATTCCTATTTTCTAATATTGCTATTTTTTCTTGATCAGCAATTGCATTATTTGGTAAATTTAAAATACCATCAGTTATTAAATTATTAATTAAATTATTTAAAATATTGTCTATAGTATATTCTGTCAAATTATTAACATTACAAATTAATTGTCTTATTTTAATATTATTATTTATATTTAAAATTGTCAATTGATTATAAGAACAATAAAATAATATTAAATTAATATTATTATCCACATTTAATGTTGTTAATAAATTGGATGAACAATTAAAATTCATTAATCTTGTGTTATTGTCAATATTTAAATTTGATATTTGATTATTACTACATAAAAAATATGTTAATTTAATATTATTATCTATATTTAAAGATGTTAATAAATTATTGCTACAATTTAAATTACATAAATTAATATTATTATTAATATTTAAAGTTTCCAAATTATTATTTTGACAATATAATGATATTAAATTTAAACATAAATCTACATTAATATTAGTAATATCAAGTTCTAATAATTGAATAGATGTAATGTTATTTATATCTTCTAATATATAAGCAGTTATAAATATTTCTTCATTATTTTCATTTTCACCAAAATCAAAAATAGGATAATTACTAATAATATCATAATTGAAATTATAATTTGTACTACCACTTATTATCCATCTTAATGGTGTTCCTGTCTTTGTAATTTTATTAGGTGTCCATTCACTATTATTTGAAGTTGTTGTTAAAGTAAAAGCTATATTATAATTTTCTAATGGAATATCATTTTGACTATTTGATGTATTAATTATTTCAATTTCTGTTATTATACTATTAACAATATGATATGATTTGTAAACCAAATTATAAACATCACTTCTTAATATTATCCAACGATCAGGAATATTATAATAATTATCAAGATATTGATAATATATTTCAGTATTTATTGATAAAATATCATTAGTATAATAATCTTGATGTATATCTATATCATTTTCATCAGGATTATCAATCAAATTATTAATATAATTAGTAATACCACTAATAATATTTTCTTTAGATGTTGTATAAATATCATTTATACATAATATTACATCTAAACTATGTAATATTTCCGATGTTAGTGGTGGAATATAATTTATAAATTTAAATTTTATATTATAAATATTATTTTCTTCTAATATATTTTCAAATATTATTGTGCTATATGAATCATTATTGAACCAATCTTTTGTTGGTGATAATATATAATCATTATTATTTATTTGTAATAAAATATTTTTATTTTCAATATATTCATTTGGTACACCATATAATGTAAGTAAATTAACATTATTTAAATTTGATATTGTTGGCAATGTACCAATAGCAATATCGAATAATGGTGTTGGTGTAATACTACCAATATTTATTGATGGTAACATATTATAAACAGTTTGAAGATTATTTGTGTATCCTTGAAGTGTGATATTTGTATCAAAATCTAATATTCCACATGTCATAAAACCAATATAGTACCAATCCGAAAAATTAATTATTTTATTTATTAAATTTGGTTCTTCAACTTGATAATTTAAAAAAATATCATTTGAATTTTCTGAATTTGTTTCTAAATTTTTTATGTCAAATCTATCATTATATAAATCTGAAATAAGATCATTAAATTTAAATAAATCTCTAATATTTTTTCTATTTTTCATATATTATTTTTATTTTTTCTTAATAAACCATTTGTATGTACCATATGCAGCAGATTCAAATAATTTACAACAATCATCCAATTTTTTTTAAACCAAGTTTTAAGTTTTTCCATAATTTGTATTTTTTTCTGTATATATTAATTTTTTGATTGAAAATTTTTTGATTCAATAAAAAATTTGTATGTACCATATGCAGCAGATGCAAATAGCCAAAGTCCTAATAATACTTCAGCACCAACCACACCATCTTTACCATATATTATCGAATAAGATATGAATATGATCAAATAATTTACAACAATCATCCAATTTTTTTTAAACCAAGTTTTAAGTTTTTCCATAATTTGTATTTTTTTCTGTATATATTAATTTTTTGATTGAAAATTTTTTGATTCAATAAAAAATACTTACATTTGTTAAAAATTAGAAATATGAAAAAATTCGCATTTGAAACATTGATAAAAACATCAATAGATAAAGGAAAAAAAGAAAAAATAATTTATGATAATGGATTAGATTTGATTAATTTTCTGGATGATTATTCAAAAATTAATTCAATTTTATTAAATTCAATTTGTGGTGAACCTGTTGCTGATCTTATATTTGAATTTATAACAGATAATATTTATGATGAACTTGAAAAAAATAAACTGAATTATATTGTTTATGATTCTAATTCAAAAGATATTATTGCTGATTGTTCAACATTAGATGGGTTGTATGAATATACTGAAAAAACACGATTAGAATTAATCGAATCGAATTTTTCATATGATATCAAGCCACCGATGTCCGATGAAGAAATATTAGAAATGTTTAATAATACATTTTTATGAAAAGAATAACAATATTACGAATGCTCAAAAAAAGACTTGCAGAAAGTAAACATTCAATAAATGTAAGTTATCAATATGAAGATTTGGTGAATGTTTTAGGTGGTGATGATTCTAAAGAATTACAACATCGTAAAAATATGGAAAAAGATATAGATGAATTAGAATTTTTAATAACTTGTTTAAAAGAAAGATGACAGAAGATGAATTGTTAATTAGAATACAAGAATTGGAAGATGAAAATGAAGAACTTAGATCAAAAATAATTGATTTAACATTTGAACGTAAATATAATAAACAACCAGAATTGATTGAATTTTTACGTGAAATTTATTCTTCGCTAAATCTTGAATTAAAAGGTAGTAAATTAACAAAAAAAGAAGTTCTATTTAGTTTGAAAAAATATATTGAAGAATTTGTAAAAGATAATAAAATTAGATTAACCTAATTTTTTTATCATATATGGTGGTATATTACCTTTAATACGAAATCCGTGACCATATAATGCTGAATCAGCTAATGTTTCACCAATATTTTCATTTGACCACATTCTCACATTTCTTATTTGATCTAAATCTGGTTCTATAAAATAAACAGGTACAGTTATTTTATATGTAACAGTATCATCTGTAGGATATGCAAAGGATCCAAATTTTTTTGCCATATCTTCAAATACACTTAAATATACATATCCAGGTGTTGATTGTAAAGATTTTTTCGTTTTGATTTTTGTTGTTAATAAACCAATTTCTATAATATCATTTTTTGATGATGTGCCATGATACAATTCAATTAAATTAAATTTATTGTTTTTAAGATATTTATTTAAAAAATTTATATCATCATCAGTTGGTTCACGAAAAAACATATCACGAGTTTCTGAATCTTCAATTAAATTTAAAATTTTATTAGTATTAACACCTTTTATTGCTGGTGCTTCTAAATAATATAAATAATTAGTATATTCATTTAATTTTGTAAACATATTCTTATATATTAAAAAACGTGTGAAAAAAATTTCTAAATTGATAATTTTTATTATATTTGTAAAAAATTATAAATTATGAAAAAAACAACATTAAGAAAAATAATATCTGGAATAGATTTTACAAATAAAAAATTGGAAGATTATCCAGATTGGACAAATTTATCATCAGTATTCAATATTAACTTAGATTGGTCTGATGATACTAGATTGAAATCTTATTTTATTAAAGTTCATTTATGTACTGATAGTTTTGTTGGTATTAAAGCGTATTTTTTAGATGGTGAATTTGTAGCAGTTTCTAATCGAAATAGTAGAAAATGTCCTGAAGAATTTGAATTTATTTCAACTGAAATTGCTGAAAAAATGAAAAATTATTTAGTGTCTTTATTAGAACCAGAAGAATATTCAGTTGATATTATATCTTGTTTGGATGAAGATATTCCAAATACTTAGATACCAAAATAATTAAAAATAATTAAAAACAAGATTAGAATGAACTATCTTATTCCATTTACATTTTTCATTAAGTTGGCTAAAACAATTAAAATTTGAATTTAATTGTTGACGGTATCTAATTTCCGTCTGTTTGAATAATTTATATAGTTCTATCCAGGATTTACAATCTTTAACGCCTTGAACATCAGGAATAAATTCATTGAATTTATCAACCACTGTGTCAAGAATTGTATTTGTTAATTCTGGGTAAAAATTATTTCCTTTTTTATATTTAATGATTCCACGCCTACAAATTTCAGTGGAAGCATTTGCTGGATCGAAATCATCAAACAATACATTTCCAATAAAACTTGAATAGCAAGGATTTACTTCAATCAATTGAATACCATTAATGTTGCAATGCTTTGTTATTAAATTTGTCTGATAAT